TCTGCCTGCTCTGCCTGCTCTGCCTGCTCTGCCTGCTCTGCCTGCTCTGCCTGCTCTGCCTGCTCTGCCTGCTCTGCCTGCTCTGCCTGCTCTGCCTGCTCTGCCTGCTCTGCCTGCTCTGCCTGCTCTGCAGGTTTATCGTCGGCACCTGGTGTGGCAACTTCAAGCTCCTGCTCTTCAACTTCGCCAACGACCGATACGCGACCAGTGAAAGCAGGCGGCACATCAACCGCAACAAACTCATGACCAACCGGAAGTTGCTGGAATACGCCGTCAATCGTTCCCCAGCAGCCAGTTTTCTCGACTTTTAACTTTTTCATGCTCTCTCCCGAAGAAAAGGGGCCGAAGCCCCTCAACCCTGTGCGTTGAACACTTTAGAGCGACCGTTGAAATCGCGCTTAATCTGCAGACCGACAGCACTCCAGACCAGAGAGTTGTAGTTGTCGAACGGGTTCTGACGCGGGATCATGAAGGTACCAACCGGCGCGGCGATGCGCGTCTTGATGTACTGCGAATTGCGCACGTACGCGATGAAGTGGTTACCCGTCAGCTTAAAGGTCTGGTTAACAGACTCGATGCGGCCGTAGCGCAGGATGTACTCCAGCACGGTGCCTTCTTTGAAGCCGGCAGCGGAGGAATACGGTTTGCTCATGTTGCGCATGATGTCAGGCGACACCCACACCTTCACCTTCTCCTGCACGTAGTTATCGTCCAAGAGCTTCGCGAACGGGCCAGTGAAGAACGCGACCATCTCGTCAGGGTTGGCGGTGGTCAGGTCGATGTTCAGACCGGACGCGCTCAGATCCACCTGATTGGTGTTGGCGTGGTTGGTGATACCTGCGCCGACGTAGCCTTTCACCTTCACCTTCGCATCGCCTGACAGCATGTAGTCAGCCATGTCTTCACGGATAGCCGCAACGTGCGCTTCCTGATCGTCAGCCATCGCGTCGAGGTTTTCCGACTGCATGCCGTTCCATTCACGCCATTCACGGCCGTAGCCAGTGTTGAAGATCGGGATTGGGTCACCAGCTTCGTCGTAGATGACTTTATCCAGCTCTTCCGGCACGTGGCCCGTCAGTGAGCGATGAACCTTGCCTGCGTCACTGGAAACGCGGTACAGCGCCGCGGTCTTGCCGATAGAAATCGGCGTACCGAGACCGAGCAGATCATCCAGCAGGCCGTTGCCTTCGTCATTACGGAAGACTCGGGTGGTGATGTTGTCCACTTCACGCCAGTAGTCTTTGGAGATCAGCGCGGCCTGGTTAACTTCAAGCGCGCCGCCGTACTGGGCAGCAATGGTTCCCTGGTTGATGTTGAAAGATTCACGCTGCATCAGCAGCTGATTCCATGCCTGCTTCACCTGATTGTGCTCGGTGATAAGCTTTTTGTTGAATACGATCATGCTCATGCGGTTGCTTTCCCTGATTTGCGAACTTTCACGAGCTGAGCTTCAGCGCCAACGGTGATTTTTTCGCGTGAATAGAATAGAACTACGTCGGTAGTAGGCGCAGCGGATTTCTGAAGGGTGCCGTCACCAGCAGATACGAGACCTTCATTTTCAAGGAGTACCTGCGACGCTTTGACCAGCATGTGGTAATCCACATCGTCTTCGCACATGATGGCCGCGCCGGTATCACCGGCAGGAACCGCGTCGCGAATGTCACCGCCGCCGATATAGTTATGCTGAAGAGCCAGTGCAACGCCTGCGCCGCCAGCGACATTGTGAACTGCCAGTTTCCCGGTGCTGTCGAGCATCACCAGTGAGCCTGGTTTCACGGCCGCCGCCATGATTGCTTCAATGACCTGCGGGTCATTCTTACGGGCCGGACCCGCGATTACGGTATGGAAACGAGGTGCGAGAGCCATTATTCAGGTGCCTCCATGTTAAGGATTTCACTCTGAGCGCCATTCCCCTGGAATGCAGGGTTCAGACCGGTGCTGGTCTGGCACTGTGAGTACAAGTCGTTCAGCGCATCGCCAGCCAGCGAGTTGATCGCAGCTTCGGTCATGAACGAGAATTTCGCTTTAACAGCGTCACGTTTGGTTTTCAGTTCGCTTTCGGCGTTCGCCTGCAGCTGAGATTTCAGCGTGCTGATTTCATCGGTAAGCGGCTTCAGTGCCAGATTCACTGCGGCAGTAATAGCGTCGGAATTAATCTGAGCCTGGCCCGGGTCTCCGCCTCCATCTTTCTTCTGCATCTGCTGGTTGTAGGCATCCCAGACCTGATCGTCGGTCAGCCCCTCGGTTTTAACGCCTGCGGCATTGAGCGCGGCGATCATCTTCTCTTTCATCGGGTTTGTTTCTCCGTTGGTTTTGACTTCGTACTCAGTTGGTTTGCGCACGACTTCTACTGGATCGCCGACAAGCGTTACGACTTTGTCAGAGATGAGGTACTTCTGGTCAAAGAGCTTCGGCTTGGCGTTTTCGCCATCCTCTTCGTAAACGAAATGGTCAGGCCAGACACTGACGACGTAGCGCCACTTTTTGTCGTCCTGCTTGATGGACATACGTAGCGCCTGGTAGATATCGTCGAAGGACATCTCTGAAGCGTTGCTGATGAAGAACTTCACTTTGTTCCACCAGCCATCTTTCATGCTGTTGGCTTCATCTATAAGGCTGGCATTTTCTACCTCACCCTCTTGTCCATCAGCATTCACGAACATGCCGACTCCCTCTTCCGGTGTTCCGGCGCCAGGCTCATCGAGTAGAATGGCTATATGGTCGAACTGCATATTGCGAGCAATCCAGGTGTACTTTTTACCTTTAGATTCACCTGCTTTTTGCTCTTTGTTCAGCAATAGCCCGGTAGACAGATGAATAGGTTCGATATTTGTACCTGCGATCATCTGATCAAGACGACTAATCAGGCGCTGACCATCAGGCTTCGATTCTGCTACCGACTTGTTGACATAGACATCATGTACGGTCTCGCCGCCAGCCTTGCTGACGTTCTGAGCCCATGCCCCGGCGTAGTAATCGTTGAGCGCCTGCGGGTCGTTGGCGCTGACGTATTTGCCGTTCACCATCGGGTGGCCGATCGGCATTAACTTTCGCTCCATCGTCTGGTAGCTGTTGTTAATCTCCTCCGCCGGGTACAGGCCGCCATTCATCACGATGTCATCGACGATCGGGACCGCACCACGAATGACGTAGTGTTCCTGGCTGTTGATGGTGGTCGTTGAGATGTTGGAGGCGTTGATGGCGAGGGATTTAACGTGGATGCTGGATAGCTTCACGTTGCGTCCTCATTGGTGGATTTCAGGCATTAAAAAAGGCCGCCGAGGCGACCTTGTCAGAATTTATGGTTTTAAAGCTCTATATGATTTTCATAGGCTTCATCAATACTATCCGCACCTTCATCTATCAGGGTGCTCAATCTCCGAGAACTCAGCTTTGCCCAGTTGCCTGTTGTAGCCATAACCATGAAACATAAATCGTCATCATGGTTTTCAACCAGCATCCAACCTAATTCTGCGAGCTCATAGTCAAGCTCAGAAAGGAAAGAAGCACGGATAGAGCTCCGGCCAGACATAGCGCGAAGAGTATTTTTCGAGATTTTGTATCGCGAAATATGTTTATCTTTTTCCTGCCCATAAAAATAGGCATTGAGAACAATAAGTTTTGCTGTGTGGGATGCGGATAAGCGATGATTTGACATGATATACCCTAATGTTTTGTAAATTAAGTTATGAGCCACTTCTTGGCTCAAGCTCAATATCACACAACACCATTTAAGTGTCAATAACACCTTATCAACTAATTATATTTGGCGATATCAGTTTTCCATAGCTTTTTCTCTTTAGCCAACTTATCCGCCAACCCCTCGTTGAAGATGCTGCCGTCGTCGTTGAGAAGCGCCGGAATCTGGCTGCAATAGCAGTTGTAACGGTTGCCGTTCTCAGCGTAGAAGTCGCGCACCTCTTCGGTGGTGTAGACCTTGCCGTGACGGCTGGCGTGCCAGGTGCGAGTCGTCGGCTTGAGCGCTGACAGCCACAACAATCCGGTATTCAACCCTAGCCGTTCAGCAGCCCAGTCGGTTTCGTTCCATTGCGCCTGGCGCAGCGCTCCTACCTGCTCTGTCTGAGCAATGGCCTTAGCCTTCGACATGCTCACATCGATGCGTTTGCTGATGACGCTGGCCGTTTCGCGAGGATTCACGCCACGAGCCACTGCATCGGTGATGATGTTGGTCAGATCGCCGCGGGCAGTGTCGCTGATGACCTTCCAGTCGCTGAACGTTGTCAGCCTGGCCGCCGCAACCTGATTAAGGTGACCGGGACTGCTTAAAAGCTGCTGTAGCGTCGTCTGGCTGGCGTATACCTGCGACTGCTGTGAGAGGTTGTTGAAGGCCTCCAGCGTGCCGCGCTGCGCTTCTGCAACGACGTAATCCATCGCCCACAGGTTTTGCTCGCCACCTTCCAGCAGGTAGTCGTCGAGAATTGACTGCACCGCTTCTAGCAGGTCAGCCAGTTCCTGCGCCGACATGTCGTAGATGAACTTGCCTGCGTTTACCTGGTAGAGCCGCATCTCCGCGCCGTGATCGTGGCAAAGGAAGTGCCAGTTATGGCTGTTAACCTCTCGCTCTCGCCCGGTCAGGCGCTGGTCGAAAAGAGCTTTCAGCGCTCGCTTGATGCCAAGATACCGGTCCTCGATATCCCGGAACATCGCGCTGACCTGCTTCGCCGAACGCGTTGGGTCAACCTTGCTGCGCGGAACTATCGGCAGCCCCACCTTTGCCGTCTGTTCCGGTGTCATCGGCCAGTGGATCATTGGTTGTCACCTTGTCATTCGGGTTAGGCGGTTCTTTTGGCTCTGGCAGCGGGTCAAGCCCAACAACTTCGCGCAGCTCATTGGCTGTAACAGGCGGCTCACCGCCATAGAAGCCAGTGGTTTTCTGCACGATATCGGCCAGCTTAGATGCGTTCTCGATCTTCTCTTTCTCGCCGGGCGCCAGCAGGTCACTCCACGAAATGGTGACCTCGCCTTTGGTCGGTGGGTCGATAATCCCAAGAGTCCAGAAGCGCTCCAGCAGCGCGGTGATGCGGTCTGTCAGGAAGCCATTGCGCCGCGTGTTGCGTCGGATAGCCCAGTCTGTTTTGTCCTCGTCGCTCGCCAGTCGCCCGGTCTGCTGACCGAACAGGATGGTGAACGGGATCTGTACGGAGGCGGCCAGTTCGTTCGCGGTAACCTCCCAGGTCGGCCCCGGGTCGCCGGGTGTAACGCTCAGAACGTGCATCTGCCCGGCCTGCATCACGGCTGCCGCATCGGTACCACGGTTAAGCTTGTTGACCTTGTCGCCCATCGCTTCGCCGAGATCGGCATAGCCAGCCTTCATAGCCTGTTCTGCCAGCGTGGCCATGTCGGTTTCTTTGCTGAACTCGACGGCAATTTGACGGCTGGCGTTCTTCAGGAAGCCCTCGGCGCCACCACCAGATACTTTCTCAAGGTCGAGGCCTTTGTTGAAGCCAGCCTCCAGCAGCGGGATGCCGGACAGCACGTTGTCGTCTTCAGAACCTTCGCAAAAGAGGATAACGCGGCTCGGGTGTACCGGCTCACCGCGCAGCGGGCCGACGAATGACTCGTCTCCAACAGGCTGCTCATTGAAGTTGAACATCAGTGGTTGAGCGAAAGTCGGTGAGAGCCGGTCGTTATCCCACTCAGCTACCGTTAATTGCGGCTCCCATACAGGGATAAGCTTCACCAGGGCAGCCTCACCCAGATTTTTTACCAGCTTGATATCAACTGGCTCACTCCATGGCTTACTGTCCTTTATCTGTAGTATCAGGGCAGAGTAACGCCCTACCATATTGCGGCGGTCAGCATCCTTCACCTTTGGCCAGAGCTTCTTCATGAACTTGGTAACTTTCTTTTCCCAGGCGTTTGTTTTCTCAGCCTCCTGCGCTTCATCACCGTCAACAATGACCGGGTAATCCTGCCAGCATCCTTCCAGCAGGCGATGTACCACAGCGAAGCCAGCGGCGTTGCGGCGATACATGTTGTAGAAGTCGTTGAAAGTGATCGTGCGCGGATAGCCAAATTCCTGGTAAAGCGTCGGTCGCTTCGTGTTCCCGCCACCGATGCCGATGGCATTCAGGTAATTCGCTCGCCTCATTTCAGTGGCGAGGTTGTTCACAGCCATCTGAAGGCCGTTATCTTGTTCGCTCACTGGCGATGCTCCTTAGAAGAATACTGTGCCGACCTGCTTGCGGTTGTTCTTCGTCACTGCGAAGTAACGGAAGCCGTCAGCACCGTGCGAGGTGGCGTCATGGAGAGGCTTGTCTTTCCAGCATCCGCGCTTGTCGTCCCACTCTTTCCGGTAACCCTCTAGGTGGGATATACCCTCAGAGCATTTTTCCTCGTCAAATACACAGCGTGGGAGGATTTCACGTGCCGACTCAATGCCGGTATCAATGCCGGCTTTCGGCACAACGCGGAAGTTTATCGAATACATCTGGCCGTCAATCTCGTAACCCTCGCGCGCCAGCTCTTTGCGTGACTTCGCATCAGCAGCAAACTCACGGTTTTCGATGTCGTGCGGACCCCAGTGCTCGCCGTACTCATAGCCGCGGTCTTTCAGCACCTTCATGTAGTGCCTCAGCCCCTCGCCGGAGTTTTCGTAGTAGTCAATGATGTGGAACTCTTCGCCGACCTCACGAACGAACCATATCGCCGTGGAGTCACCCACACCGATATCCCAGAACGTGTGCACCGGAAGGTGTGAGTTATCCGGGATTTGGCCGATCCGCTTGTTGGTGTAGAGCCAACGGAACTGTTTGGCGTAGTACGCGCCCTCGACCGACTGCTGGAATGCCTCGGCCGGAATGGTCGGGTATTCGCGCTTCATGTCATCGCCGAGGGTTTTCTCTTTGGCGTAATACCAGGCTTTCTGGCGTTCGTTGACGACCACGCCGTGCTTCGCCTCCATTTCAGCGAAGTACTCAAGCAGGCGCACCGGCAGCGATTCAACCGGGTCGATTGCGTACTGTGGATTCTTCCACCAGGAGAAGAAGAAAAACTTCCAGTCCAGCGCGGATAGCGTTTTACCCTGCAGCAGCGATTTCTCTGCTGTCTGGCAGTAATCAAAAAAGTAACCAGCCCGGCCCTCTGCCGTACTCTCGATAGTCGCGAAGCATCCAGTAGATACTGCCTCAAACGCACCAGTTACAATCTCACGGGCTTTGTCAGGATACTTGGCGCATATCTTCCCGAACTCGGAAACGTGCAGGTAACGCAACGTGCCGCCACGAAATGAAGTGCTGACGTATAGCGAGCCGCCCTTCTTAAAGACGAGCTCGCCGGAAGAGTCGTTGCTGGCCGGGTTGGCAGCCTTTATCTCTGCCGGCAGCTTATCGTATGCGTACTTAACCTTTTCGCGGAAAAGGCGCTTTGCGTCATTCAGCGTGTGGGCAATCAGCGCGCACTTCGCCGACTCAAACAGAGCCGCGTCGAGCTGGATGATGCACACCTCAGTGGTGAAACCGAGCTGGCGAGCTTTCAGTATGATGTTGCGGGTGTGGATCCCCTCGAAGTATTCCCGCTGCTCAGGTGTCATCCTGAACCTCGTCGGCTTTCCCTCTTTGTCGGTGATCCAGTATAGATTGTTCAACCGCCAGTCTTTGTCGGACAGCAGCTTGAGGTGCTCAGGTTTCATTACGCCCCCTGAGACAAAGAATCCATCAGGTCTGAAATTGAATCGACAACATGTTCAGTTTTCACCTGCTCACGGAACGCCTGGACATCGATGTGCTTACCAATCAGTTCGAGGTTCTTAACCTTATCAGGCCACTTAATCTTCTTGAGCAGTGCGGCGGTGTTTCCCTCGACTGACATCTCGACGACATCCAGCCCGGATAATGTCGTCCTCCAGACCTTCGGCCACTGAGACACCGGCTTGAGCTCACCGGTCGAGGTCAGGATGTCCAGCACGTCCATCTGGTCTATCTCAACGAGACGATTCAGGACGTATGTCGCATTTATACCAACCAGATCATTGCGTTGCGCTTTAAGTTCGGCAATTCTGGATTGGATGTCAGGTTTTGACAGGTTTTCGGATGCGGTGCGGTTAGCTGTCTTTGCGCTGTACCCCGCCCGAATAGCCGCTTGCGTGGCGTTTAAATCGATGAGGTACTCGCGACAGAACATCTCTTGTTTGTCAGTGAGTGCCATGGGAAATCTCATTTCAAGGAGTTTTTATGAGCAGCAAAGCTAAATACGCCGCTGGAGATATAGTTACTCTTAAATCCGGTGGTCCTGATATGACGATCAAAGATGTTATTTTGCCATCTCAATATGGAGAGAAATTACTTTCTTACAGATGCCAATGGTTTGCAGGAAAGAAACTTGATAGCGGCGTTTTCCCAGAAGTTTCGTTAATGGTCCCATCCCCAAAGCCGTAAACCCAAACACACCAAAGCTATCTGTCTCGGACGTGTCATCTTGGATGATGTTTAACCTTCAGTCATCCAGGTGTCTTTACCAACAAGATGTTGTCGACTATCTCGTTAAACATAACAACGAGCAGCATCTCAAGGAAAATGCTGACGGTAACCAAGCGCTATCAACCAAAGTGATTAATAAGTTTCGAGTTGATAGCGGTGATAATGTCGTTTGGGTTATACCTGAAAAATACTGGCGTTACCGCGTCCCTGAGGATGAAGAAGGTCGAGAGGCTCGCGGTTAATACACAGGGCGACTATTCGCCCTTTTCTTCGATACTCTCTTCCAATGGTGTGAACTGCACACGCTTCACATCGGCCGGAGCGAAGTACAGCCACTCGCCCGTCTCCGTCGCCAGCGGCACAAAGCCGTTCACCAGCTCAGGCTGACGTCGTGACATCTGGCCTGTGAACTCGCCACCGTCGTTCGTCGTCAGTTTTATGTTGTAGATGTCGGACATTGAGAGCCTCTTTATTTGCTTGTTGTGATATTGCCATTATGATGAGTCTACCCATGGTGATGGCAAAAAAAACCGCCCGGAGGCGGTAATCAAAATTTGAACGTAATGCTCTTCCCATCTTGACTTAATTGAAGACCTTTGCCCAATTTCAGATTCGTTACTGATGGAGACTGTTCAAATCCCTGAAGCCAAGGTTCAAGCTTGAAATTATTAACTATATCGTCAATTAATGATGCCTTCCAAATGATTCCAAGCTGCAATGACTCTGTGTGCTTAACAAATTTTTTAGCATCATTTGAAACTTGCTCAAGATTCAGCTCGCTATTGAACATATTCATGCTAGCGTAGATACCTAAGAAATGATAAGCATTACCTGCATACATATTTCCATTTTTATCACCATACCCACCTTTGGCTACTATCATGGCAGGTGAACCAGACATTCCGGGGAATGCTGAGATGTCTAATACAATTGTTTTTTCACCATTGAAATCATATTCAGGCTCACTGGCAATACTTCCTGTTTTCCATACAGGAAGCATGTTTGCTGCATCATGAAAACCATATGGATAACCAATCAGTGTTACGCGCGCCGTAGGACCTTTATAGACATCATCGTTCTTGACCCCACCGTGCAATACTTCGAATTCGCAATCTTTAAGATTATCTCCAAACAATGGGATTACTGCTATGTCCGCATTTTTCTCACTTTCATGCTGAAGCCAAGTTGGTTTGCCATTTTTAAAAAGTGGAATTTGAATGGTTTTGCTTCCACCAGATTTCGCTCTTATCTTGAAGGAAATTGAGTCGCCTAAAGGTGATTCTTTTGATTGTGGACTATGTCCGGTAACAACATGATAATTTGTTACCAAGAAACAAAGTTGCTCTTCAATTGATTGATAAAAGAACCCTGTTCCCTGTGAAACTTGCACACCATTCAAATCAAGACTAACCATCGTAGTCACTAATGATAATGGATCTATATTCCCCATTCTGACATCTCCTTCAAGAAGTAATGGAGCATCCTATCCTTTAATGGAGGATATGGTCTACTAGATCATTTTTGGCACTGACCCTTAATGTAGTCCTGCAGATAGCCGACCTGCTTCGTCACTGTGACGATTCGCTCTCTGAGGGTGAAATAATCCCGTTCAGCGGAGTCAGTAAGTCGGGGGCCGGAAGCATCGCCCATGCCGCCGGTGCTGGTCGCTCCGTTCGCGGGACATTTTGCGTTGAGCTGCAACCGACGCTTGCCAGAAGCAACATCGCGCTCAAGCTGATCGATAGTAGCTTTGGCATCAGCCAGTTCTCCGGTGTATTTAGCATCCAGCTCCGCTGCTTCTCGCTGGCGCACCTGCATGTCTTTGATGGTGGCGTTAGCCAGGCTGAGCTGTTCAGTAGCCTTTTCGCGTTGGTCTTTGTAGGTGATAGCGTTGTCGCGGTAGTGGTTAATCGCCCAGGCCATGGAAACCAGCAGGCAAATAACGACAGCGCAGATGATGGCTGTTAATCGGCTCATTTCTGGCCCCACTCGCAAACTTCACGCTCAATCTCGCGCCGGGTGATCAGCCCCTTCCACTGCTTGCCACCGGCATACGTCCAGCGCTGCAGTTCTTTGCATGCTCCAGGAACATCTCCGGCGTTCAGCTTCTTCAGCAGCGTGGAGCTGGCGAAGGCACCAGAGCCAACGTTGTAGGTGAAGGAGTAAAGCGCGGCGCGGGTAGGTTCAGGGATGCGAACCTTGATCAGCGGGTCGACGGCATTTGCCACCTTTCGCAGCTCTGCCTTCAGCAGGGTGTCGCACTCTTTGTCTGTGTAGCGGTGACCGCGGCGAACGTCGGCACCGGTGTGCCCATCGCAAACAGTCCAGACGCCGACCACATCCTGATAGGCATAATAGCGCCGCCCCTCCAGGCCATCCGCATTACCCAGCATTACTGCAGCAATGGTGATTGCTCCGGATCCGCCAACAATGGCACCCACCAGCTTATTCCTGAGTGTCGGGTTCATCTCGGCTCCTGCTGCGGCGGTTGTCTTCGCGGATCTTGAAATAGAGATTCGTCAGATACGTCAGTACGGCAATGATGATACCCACCAGCACGCCGATAGCGTTCCACTGCTCGGGGCTGTAGGCATTCAGCATGCCGTTTAGGATGCTCCCGGCTGAAGCGCCATAGGCAGCACCAGTGGTTATTTTTTCCATGCGATACATGCTCTCACCTCGCGTAGTTAGCGGGTGCTGTTCGTGTAGTGGGAAAGGCCGTCAGACACGATAGCTACGTGGCATCTTGAATTGATTGTCTGCGGCCTGAATAAAAAACCCGACGACAGGCCGGGAAGATGAGGGTAAGGCAATGTCGGCTCTCTGGCCGAAGGGTCCCAGGTAGTGGGTTCTGTGTGCGGCGTACCGCAAATAAAAAAGCCCCGCACGACGGCGAGGCTCTTAATTCTTTGTCGACCTACGAAGCTATGGCGACGATATCAGATTTACATGAAATGTATGCTATTTAATTGACTTTTGCAATACCCTGCTGCGAAAAAGTCGCTTTTTGTTGTGATCGTGTTCTCACCGTGCAGAGAAGAGAATCGCCATCAAGCCGCTTAAAGGTGGTGCACATGGCCCGCCAGTAATCGGCGTAGTTATGACACCAGTTATCAGGTTTAACGCCGCACAGAGCTGCCAGGTCCTGGTGCTGATACACATCCTTGCCCGCCAGCTCCGCTTTGACGTCCTGCGCCGCCAGCCATATCAGTTTCTTCAGCCGCTCCATCGTCTTGCCCGCCACCTTCTTCGCGCCTAGCTGCTCCCGGAACTCGGCCCACGCCCACTGAGTGATCGCCACCTGGTACTCGAAGCGGATATTCTCGCTGTAGTTCCACAGCAGCCACGCTTTCTGATGGTCTTCCAGAGACAACACGGCGCGGCGCCATGATGCGGTCACAAACTCAACCGGCCCCACCAGCGCGATTGATGAGCCCTTGGCGCGTGACTGGCTGCCACTCATCGGCGGACCATCCGGGTTGACCATGCGCTGCTTATCCTTGTCGAATACCTTTTTCCGTCCCCGGCTGCGCGCCGTCGCGGTGAATTGTGCGTTCTCGGCGAAAGCTACCAGTTGCCCTTTCGTCGCCCCGCTCAGATCTGCGGTCGCCACAATGAGCTGCTGACGTACGTATTCCAGTTGCTGATTGTTCATTGTGCGGCTCCTGCAGGATGATAGATGCGAACGAAGTTACGGAGAATGCGGTAATCCACCAGCACGGAGCCCGGGCGGCGGTAAATCCGGAGGCGCTGCCATCGTGCGCGCAGTATCTCAATCGTTTCTGGTTTCACACTCCCTCCTCCATGACTTGTGCATAGTTCAGATACTGACCCCAACAACTGACCAGAACCCGTGCTTTAACAACTGCTCTCTCTTCGTTGCACCACCTGCAGAACCAATTAACAGCACCTTCAATCTCTTGCTTAACCTTACCGGCATTATCGAAGTGGAGTGGGTAGACAACATCATCGAAGATAGCCGCCGTGGTCATTGGGTATTGGATTTTACTCATGCAGCCTCCTGCTGTTTAAGTGCGCGAAGGTCTGCCCGGGCCTTAGCGCGGATGCCGTCCAGCTCTTCTCGGGTGTATCGGTGGGTTTCGTTGTTGGATTCCAGCGCAAGCACGCGCTCTTCACCGATCAGTTCAACCAGCGCGGCACGGTACGCCTCGATGTTCCCGGACTTGTGAACGTTGCAGGCGGAGCATTGGAGCCAGATATTGTCCGGATTAAAGCGAAGTTGTGGTGCAGCGGCCGTGGTGCGGTAATGCCCGGCATGCCAGGCAAAGGCGGTCTTGGTTCCGCAGGATATACAGCCATGCCCGGCGGCCAGCAGCATTTCGCGCCGCCAGTCGTTGAAAGCTCGCTGAGTCATCTGCACCCAGTGACGGATTGGCTTCAGCTCATTACGGCGTTCTGCGCGGCGCTGGCGCCCTGCCTTCTCGGCTTCCTTCTGCTCTTTGATGCGCTTAGCCGCGGCTTTCACCTTCTCCTTTTCGCGCTCTTCCATCGCGAGTATTGCGCCATGTTCCGGGCAGCACCAGCGGATACGGATGTCGTGGAATTTGGGCACGAAGTACTCACCGCATACTTTGCACTTACGGCGGGATGGTTTACGCATGATTCCTCCGTGCCGTGAGGCGCAGCCATTTCTGATCCACCAGGCTGGCGGTGTAGTCCTTCAGGGTCGGGATATCGGACGGCTTAACCGCTTGCTTGCGCTGGCGGCGCGCCGGAACGCGGAAGATTTCATTGGTGATGACGCGTGCGAGAGGATTATTCATGCAAGCCTCCCAAAATAATCGCCACGATAACGGACATCGCGAAGTTGTATGTTCTGGCTGACGGCGAAAGCCTGGGTGTACTCAATCAGGCTGTTCATCCGTTTGATCCCCATCGATGAGGTGCTTTCGCGAATTGCCACCAATTCCCCCTCAAGCCCGGCAATAACCTTCCCCTGCCCTCCAGTGGCAATGGAGTGACCGGAGACCAAAATTGATTTCCACGACGGAAGTGACCACGCAGAGCCAGCCCACTGAATGCGATGCTTTGCCAGGTCGCCGCAAAGCGCGTGGAACAGTGAATTCTGAGGAAGGGTGCGCTTAGGGTCGGCAAAACTCACCACGAGCGGGAAATCTGCGTTTACAGGCTGCTTGTTGATGTAGTCGATGAGGTTGCGGCGAACCTGCTCGTCGCGTAGGTAGAATTTGATACTCATACGCCACCTCCGAGAGGTAACGCAGAATGCAGAAAATCGCAGGTGCATTTCTGCATCTGTGACAAGGTGAGGAGTTCATATTGTGGTCGCATTTAAGTCCCCTTAAATGCGCAGAAGTCACCGGAGTTGTTCAGGCTCCGATGACTCAATTATGGCGGGTTGATTGTAGAAAATCAATAATGTCATAATGGTTTTAATAATCTATGCCACCATTGTAAATCCATTGATTTTACTTACTTTTATTCCGAGGTCTTTATGAAAGAAGAATTGGAAATCATTGATAAAATAGCCAACTCGAAGGTTGTAGAGAGGGCATATGACGATGCTTTATCTTCACCTATGATAGAAGTTAGCAAAATAGGTGTTGACTTCATGAAGACTGCTCGTTTAGTTCTGGCACCATTGCAAATTGCAGCGACCTTCCAAGATAGATTCGAAAACTTTTTAAAAAATTTAAACAAACGAGTTCCTGAAGACCAGCAAGTCCAGCCACCTGCAGAGTTGACATCAGTTTGTTTAGAAAGAATGAAGTTTATCGATTCGCAAAATCCATTGTGGGAAATGTTCGAGGAGCTTCTCATCAATGCAGTTGATAAAAATAATAACTCTAAGGTTCATCCCTCATTTGGTCAGATAATTGGTCAATTATCGCCTGATGAAGCAATCATAATTTATGAGTTAAGCAAACGGGATCTTGAGTTCGAAGACACACTAGACCTTAATCATCTACAAAAATTCGAAAATCACCGTTATTTGAAGTACTCAGTTCCAGACGAAAAACTGGCAAATCCAGAAGCATTCCAAATCTACTATGCACACATGGAATCACTTTCCCTGGTTACCTGGCCTGTTGTAAACGAAACGCCCATCTATACTGACAATCGCCAAACTGGGACAAAGCGAGAAAGTAAGATCATGCTGACTGATTTCGGAAAGCTATTTGTTACAGCATGCATACCTGAATCAGGGTTTTCTAATTTAGGTGATTAATGCTGAGTGGGGCAGTTTAAGATAAGCACTCCTGCCCCTATCTCATCATGAAATTAAGCTTTTAAAATATTACCCGTGCCGGCGACGAATTTAATACCAGCCGCTTTCAGGGCCGCTAATACATCATCGCATGAATACCAATCGCCGTCGGGCGATGGTGTGGGGCATATTTCAATGTCGTAGCGTTCAGGCAATTTCACTTCCCGCGAATCCAATTCTGCTAAGCGCTTCTCTGCTTCGTCAGCCTTCACAACGGGAACATGGCCGTAATCGGGGTCCGTGCTACCGAATGCCGCCGGATGGATATAATATTTTTTCACGTTCACTCTCCCTTAGCGGCGCCAGCAACACGGGCGTAAACAATCACGCCGTCTGCAGGACGTTTACGCGGAAGGTAAATTTCCGGGCGAGGCCACAGAGCTATAAACCGCGACTCTCTCCCCTCAAGCCGTTGAAACGCCTTCTTACTCATCACCCCCACAGTGCGAAGCGATTTCTCCCACGCTTCCAGCTCAGCAATCCGCTGTTTTAGCTGACTACGTTCGTCGATTAATCGCGCGGCATGCACGCGATGGTTGTGAACTAACTCAGCATTGCGCTTCTCTGCGGCTTCCAGCTCATCCAGCAGCGCCTCAATACGTTTCTGCTGATAGTTCCAAGCGGTTACACCCTCAGAACCCCACGCGCCACAATCTGCAATATCAGTATCATCAGCACCACAGAGATGGCAGAAACATTCACCATAATCACTGGAGAATAACGGCTCACCTCCGTTCAGCTTGTTGCTTGGGTACATCTCGCCACAATGACCGCACTCTGCCAGGTAAAATGAACCTTCAACGCTTTGTCCACGCAGCGCCTGTTTGTCGATGTTGCTCATTGGGCCCCCTTAATTTCGTCCCATTCCACCCATGCGTTGTCACCATCGGCATCAATTTCGCCTTTATGGCCGCATTTTGAGCACACAGCTTTATCGCCAGCCCATAGAGCTTCTGGAGTGGTAGACCACCCGGTAACTCTAATTGTTCTGTTATTGCAATTAGGACACTTATGCAGCCAGTCGACCTCGACAGTCACAGGCCCGAATCCATATTTAGCTCGAATGCTCATGGCTGTACTCCTTTGCGAAGCTGGGCGGCGAACTCGCGCAACTGCTTCACTTGCGAGCTCATTTCAGCAGCGATGGAACCAACAGCATGGGTGTCGGGATGGAGTGACATCATTTCGTTATTTTTTCGCTCGGCAAACATCTCCAAACCCTGCGCCCGCACTTCAGCCAGGAAAGCGTCGGTCGCCGGTGTTTCTGGCAGCGACATCTTGAAAGCCAGCGTGACGTCATCAAGGTCAATCTGGTCATACGTTGTGTGGCGTAATGCGATAGTGAGAAAATTCAGTACTGCATCGCCAGGACCAAACGCATTCTTCAGCCCCGCATTCTCCGCAGCCAGCTTCTCAACCTGCATCTGCGGATTCTCGATAGTCGCATCAGCAGCACGGAACTCGCGCTGTGACTCTGCAAGCTTCTGCTCTAACTCTGTGAACTTGCGCACCAGGTATTCGGCGTTCGTTTCGTTAACCTTCATGTCGCCAGGCAAGCATTTGCCACGCAGAAAACCTTCCATCTCAAATAATTTCATACCCCTACCCTCCCCCAAACCATCAATACCCGCTTCATCGCCGCGCTGTTGCGGCACTCCTGAAATATCCCGTTGGTACAGCTGCGCGCGGTACCATCCTGCTCTTCCGGCGTGGCCAGGCGATAAGTAACCGTTCGCCATACCTTGCTCACGCGCACAATTTTGCGGGCCCGCTCCAGATCGATAGCGTTCTTCGTGATGCAGTTGATGGTCATGCCGCACTCTGTTGCCACATCCTTCGCATTGAAGGTCCGGTGCGTTTCGAGATAACGCAGAATTGCCTGTTTGCCTTTCATCTCACACCATCCCGTTCGACTTGTTGCGGTTGTACTTCGCCTGCAGCAACTGGATCGGCGTCGGCCCGTGATCAGCAGCGGGTGCTGCAATCGCCCGGCGTACCGGCGGCACGGGCTTGCCATCGGTGACGCGCTTCTCCCACATGTCCAGCAGGTCGCCCGCTTCGCGCGCCAGCTCACCATGCGTTAACTGGCGCTCTGTGCTGCGGTGGCGCAGTTCTACGCAGATGTGGTACATGATCGGCTGCGACCAGGGGAATTGCTCACTGGAGGTAAATTCGAACGAGCGGTTACGCCAGTCCCAGAATTCGGAGATCACCTGATCAACGGTGATACCCAGCGCACCGCCATTCTGTTTGCACCAGGCGACGAACTGGCCCGGCGAAGGCAGAAATGGGCGCTCCTGGCGGCGGGCAATCCGCATACCGGCATCAACCTGAGCCATTGAGTGGATCCCGTTCTCCTGAAACGCCAGCAGCCACTGACGGCGGAATTCGTTCAGATCTTCCTGAGTGCGGAAGTTCGCCATGCTGGCCGGGAACGCGGCGCGCAGCTCGTTGAACAGCTTGTTAAATACCTGTGCCACCTGCTCGACCGGCGCGCGCTCCTGGTACTGCTCTGGCAGGTTATGGGCCATGCGGCTCATCTGCTCGCGGTCATGGTTACGCATCTGCTCTGCAAGAGATTTCATCGAATCACCTCATAGGCCCAGTCAGTGTTGTTAAAGTCCAGATCCGGCTTGCCAGATTCTTCGCCTGTCTGCTGCTTGTTGCGTTTGATATCGAGCTGAGTCCACTTGTCGCGCAGCGTTGCCGGACATAGAACATTTCCCTTCCAGAACTTGTCGTTACAGGCCCATTTGAACAGGGCAGCAATTTCGTAGTGGGTGCGATCGTCACGCTCGCGCATCAGGCGGATGTCGTTAGCCCACGCTGCATAGTTTGGTTTTTTGGCAGATGGTGAAATGCTTTGCACCATGGTGAACAGCCATTCCGCGCAGCGAAGGTCTTCAGAGTTACCCCACTTTGTGCCGCTCTGAATTGCCGCTTCAGGTTTCATGACAGGAGGTTTCTTTCCTGGCTTGTCAGAGGATTCGTCAGAATTCTCGGACGAAGATCTTTTTATGTTTTTATTGTTGTTATTACATTGTTGTTCATGATTCTCGGGCAAACGCTCGGGTGAATGCTCGGTGTGATGCGCGGCACCACCTTCCGAAGGCGCGCCATTACTGGACTCGTCATGCTCGGCATTAAGCTCGGACACATGCGCGGTGAAACGCGCGGGCAAATCGTCCATTTTTTGAGCATATTCAGCGTAATTTGTGATGGTTATCACAGAGCCTTTTCGCTTCTCTCCGGAGCGAGAAATCATCCCTTCACGCTCGAAAACATCAAGCATCCTGTCTACGGCGTGGCGACTGCATGGCTTCCCTTCCCTGTCGCATAAGTTCAGTCCGAGATCCGCCGAAGTTGTTACCAGTTGTCCGGTTTGTAGTGGCCATTGGCGCCCCTTGAAGTTTGCCGTGTATGGCTGGCGAGCAGCACACAACAGCAGGTTTTCCCACAGCGTGCGCAGGAAGACGTCCTTCGACCAGGTTTGCTTCAGAACACTCCGGTACAACGGGATGAATCCGGTTTTCTGGTTCTCCATCCGGTTGCTCCTGACGGCAGAATGTGCCGCAAAGTTTGCATAGGCGACGTTAGACATAGCTATGACTCCCTCGCCTGGTGTTTTGGATTACTCTTTGTCATAATGACCTCGTAATTACTGCCGTAATTGCACCTGAAAGCCGTTGGTGTTCGAGCACCGCGGCTTTCGCCTTCAGAGCAGCCCAGGCTGCTGCACACGCTTAACGCGCTTCTTTTCGAACTTGTCTGACGGAACCTGTTGCTTCTCCGCCCAAAGCTTTGCGTGTCGTAACACGTCATCGAAAATCCTCCCCTTACGACTGGCCTGTGACATACGCTTGTACATATCGACGGCCTGAAATGCCCCCCCCTGAGCCACCGCTACGGTGAATCCCTGTTTAATCAGTTCATCGCGCACATGCTTCTCGATAAATTCGATGTGGTTCATGGTGTTCTCCGATTACATAACGCCGAGCATCGACGTAACCATCGTCATCAGCGGCCCCACCTGCTCCGGCATGAGGCGGAACAGCGACGCTATACCCTCGCTTACCTCTTTCAGCTTCTGATGCTCTGGAGCGTCCAGCAGCACCGCCTGTTTAGCTTCAGCACACTCTTTCATCGCAGAAGCTATCAGCGACATCGTGTCGTTCTGTGGCGCCAGGCGGTTGCGGTATTCCAGCGGAAGGACAGACATGATTGCCGGCGCCAGCTGGCGAATGTTGTTGGCGGCGTATTCGGTGTCGCCATCGATCCACCGGAATACCTTCTGCATCTGGCGGTGCGAGTCAGTCGGGATATCCAACCCGGTGCCGCCGTTAGATCGCCACTCTTCCACAATCAGCGCTGCGACAAATTCACGACTGCGGCAATCAGCTGCCCAGGCGCGTACAGCTGCGCGGATCCCATCGATGTTTAACGCCGTAGAATCAGGTTCCCGGCGATTCTGGTAAATCATCGCCGCTGGCGAAAATTTGTTACCTTGTTGATACGCAAGTGAATGCATTGCTTTCCCTTTCGTGGTTAGGGCCGCTGTTAAGCGGCATGGTTGTCAGGGTGAGGAAAGATGGACGGCAGGTCCGGGCGGAATTCATGAGCCTGGATTTCACCACCAACCGCTTTCACCAGCTCAGGAACGTGAACCGGGGAGATGCGCTTCTTTCCGTTAAGCCAATCGCAGATAGTGGACTGGGCTTTACCGCAACGTTTTGCCAGTTCTTTCTGGCTGCCAGCGATGGCGATCGCTTTCTCTACTGCGGAGTTCTTCTCTACTGTTGGGGTCTTCATAATCACCTCAGCTATCAGTTTAAAGCGATTATGGTTATCACTTTAGCGAATGTCAATCGCATAGGCGATTTTTTGCTAAATAATCGCTTGAGCGATACAGTTAAAGGAGTCATTAACAGAGGTGAATATGGGATTCTCGGAGCGCCTGGCGCAGGCAATGAAATATGCTGGATACACACAAGGCCGATTAGCCAAAGATGTCGGCATGGCTCAGTCCAGCGTTAATAAATTACTCAAGGACGCTAACGGATCTCGTAAGACTGTTGAGATCGCCTCTGTTCTGGGTGTGCGGCCGGAGTGGCTATCTACTGGTGAAGGGGAAATGGCTTCCAGTGGCGTAAGAGAACCTACTGCCCTATACCAGGTTAAGCCGTCATTGAATGGGATTTACCGCGTGGATGTACTCGACGTTAAAGCCAGCGCTGGACCGGGCACTATTGTCACCAGCGATTTCATTGAAACCATCCGGGCCATCGAATACACGAATGAGCAGGCGCGCGCATTGTTCGGCAACCGGCCAGCTACACACGTCAAAGTCATTACGGTTAACGGCGACAGCATGGATGGCACCATTTCGCCTGGAGATCAGATCTTCGTTGATACCGGCGTTACGCATTTTGATGGTGACGGAGTTTACGTCTTCGTCTTCGGCAAAACACTTCATGTTAAGCGTCTTCAGATGCAGCGAGATCGCCTCGCAGTAATATCCGACAACCCGATTTACGAAAAGTGGTACGTTGAACCTGAAGATGAAGATACATTTTATGTGATGGCCAAAGTTCTGCTTAGGCAGTCTGTTGACTATAAAAGATTCGCTTAAATATAAAATACGGAAATAATAACTTCATGAAATGGTTGAAATTTGCACTTTTAAGCACCGCATTGATTTCGTCTCAGGCAATGTCTGCTAGGTGGTTGTTAACATATTCTAAAGATGAGATGCGTGGTACAACTGAGAAAATTCTGCAAACTAACTCAAAGCGACCTGTTGATTTACAGCCACCATATCAAGGCGGATCATGGCTGGCGATGGTTCTGCGCTCCCCTAGAGTTGAACTAAAAGAAGGTGAAAACCCTGACAATATTCAACTCGATAAAGCAATCCTCATCATCACTAAAGGGCAATTCAATTGCCCTTCATATGATGGTTGTCATATCAATGTGAAATTTGATGACGAGAAAATACAGAAATACAAAACACTCAGGCCAAATAATGGCAGTACTGACGTTATTTACTTAGAAAATCCAAAAGAGTTTCTACAGGGCATAGCGAAACATAAGAAACTGATTATCGAGGCCGATTTTTATCAGTCTGGGGCTCGTCAGTTCACTTTCGATTTGAATGGATATTCAACACCAGAAATAAATCCAGAAACAGAATAACATCTGACCCGCTCCGGCGGGTTTTTTATTGCCCTCCCCCCCCCCACCTCCTCCTCATACCCCAACTTTTTAACCCAACAACTATCACTTTTTCGCCATCCCCCAAAAAAATATCGCTTTAACATTCAATGCATTATCACTTTAGCGATGATTAATATCGTTTTGGCGATTGACTCAAATAATCGCTTTAGCTATTGTTAGTTCATCGAAACGAAACATCGACAGCTGAGCGAAGTTAGCCAGCGGCGAAGTTGAGATTCGGTCAGTCGAACGGCGCGACACTAAACCATGCGTCGGACGCCCGGCGGGCTCAGGGAGAGCGGCAATGGTGCGTAACTGGAATGTTTTGGGCTGGCAGACGGTTATCAGCTAGTTGGTGAGGTAATGGCTCACCAAGGCGACGACGGCCTTCCCTGCTGCTTGTAAGTGGGGAGCCAGCACCAAAACATTTCTCCCGCATCAGCGGGTAACGACAGAGGGGAAAAGGCAGAAGTTCAAAGACCTTACATGCAGTTTGCAGGATACCGCTGCGCGGTAATTAGCTGAAAAGTTCGATGCAACAACAACTGAGCCAGCGCATGTGCTGGCTCAGAGAATTAGGTCAGGGTTTATTGCCCTTTACTCTCATTCTGGACTCGCTTCAGCTCAGAACGATAGTGATCCAACATAAAAGTAAAGCATTCAGACGCATCTCTGATTTTGAGTATTCTCCCAGCCTTAATTAACTCAAGAATAACTTCATGAGCAGCCACCTCAGGATGCAAAAGTGGGTTAGTTGTTTTCTCAGACATGTTCACTCCTTAATTGTCCATGGAATAAACAATTTAGCAATTTCCTTTGACTGTGGAAAGCGGGGAAATCGCTTGCCGTGCAGGATAAATATCTCGGCAATTCTATATCGGCAAGTGCGGCTTGTTCATACCTCAGTCACTTCACCGAGGCGGCTTAGTTATGAAAACCGGCGGCCATCCACCGCCCATTGAAACACTGAATAAATGCGCAGAAGTCTTGTATTAACCGTTCCGTTCGCCGCGATAAGGCCAAGAGGAAATCATGGTAAACCAGCAGCAGATCAGAGAGGCCCAACGGCTCGCGTCGTTCGCGGTGCTCCATCGCAATGCTCCGGCGTGGGAAGAAGCAAAGCGCCTTTACGCCGTCGCCATCGGGAGGACTCTTCACTGATGGAAACTTTATTCGCACTCGTCCTGACCGTGGCAATGACCAACGGTGATTATCAGGACGTAATTCTCGGCGTATACGACAGCCAGCAGGAATGCAGCCAGGCAGCGACAGAGCAGAAAGTGTCAGCTGAGTGCTGGCCGGTAGAAAGCATCCTCCGCAACGGCGAGTTCCCGGCGAAATCCATCGCACAGCAGTAACCACCCTATTCAACCGATCGGCCTGGCTCAATGCGGGCGGGATCTGCACATCCAAATTTCAGGAGAAACCATGAGCGAAGTAACGGACTTAACTGTCATCGAAATCAAGCCGGAGCAGGCGCCAGTGCTTTACGTAGCGGGAGGCCTTGATGCTTACCTCGAGCAAATCCGCCAGGCAGTAAACGAAGTGCCGGACCTGTCCACGAAGAAAGGCCGTGACCGTGTCGCCTCTCTCGCAGCACAGGTGTCACGCAGTAAGACGGCAATCGAAAAGCCTGGCCGTGAGTACCTGAAGCGCCTGAAAGAGGCTGTGCGTCCGGCTGAGGCCGAAATTAAGCGTTTCGTTGATGCCTGCGACGAGCTACGTGATGCCACCCGCCGTCCTCTAACCGAATGGGAGGCCGAGCAGGAACGCATTAAGGCTGAAGAAGCCATGAACGCGATGCACGCCGAAGCGCTGGAGATGAACGAAGAGTTTGACCGCCAGCGCGCCGCGAAAATCGAAGCAGACCACGAAATGGCTCTGCTGATGAATGACGCTTTCGACCGCGACCGCGAAGAGCAGCGCCGCCAGGCGGAACAGGCTCAGCGTGAACGTGAAGAACGACTGAAGCAGGAAGCGGCAGAACAAGCCCGCCGCGATGCCGAAGCGAAGCATAAAGCTGAGCTGGATGCTGCAGCGCGCCGTGAAGCTGAAGAGAAAGCTCGCGCTGATGCGGCCGAGCGTAAGCGCAAAGAAGACGCTGACCGTGCAGAACGTGAGAAGCAGGACGCCATCGCAGAAGAAAAACGGAAAGCGCAGGAAGAAGCGGATCGTATCAAGCGTGAAGCTGAAGCGAAAGAGAAAGCCCGTCTGGCCGAAGAGCAGCGCAAAGCCGACGAACAGGCAAAGCGCGAAGCTGATGTGAAGCACCGCAAGACGGTCGGCACCAACATCGTTAACGCGCTCACCAGCAACACCAGCTTAACCCGCGAACAGGCTATCGAAGTGCTCACCGCTCTGAAGGATGACCTGATCCCCTGCGCGAAAATTCATTACTGAGGCAACCATGAACGCATACCTCACTTACGACCGTATCGAAGATCGGCGTTGGGATGAGCAGCAGCTCACCGACGAGAAAGAGAAGTGGATCGGCGACCGCGCTCGGGAAATCATCGACATGATGCCAAAAGAGCCGTCCGGCCTCTTCCACTTCTCAGTCCCGATTGACTCCAGCCCATACGAAGGGCTTCGCAGCGATGACGCTGGCAAGGCCTTCAACGATTTCATTTCGGCAGTTGCTTACGCCCAGGCGGAATACGACTGGGAACACCGTACCGGCTGCCCGTTTTAATTTTTGAGGGGATTAACGATGGCAAACGAATTAACAATCACAGCGACGTCGCTTCAGGAGATAGGCGTCGACGTCTCCACCTGGAGCGCGCTGAAGAACAGCATCTACCCTGGCGCCAAAGACGAATCGGTAATGATGGCGCTTGACTACTGCCGCGCCCGCCAGTTGGATCCGTTGCTCAAACCTGTCCACCTCGTTCCGATGTACGTCAAAGACTCGAAAACAGGTAAAGGTGATTGGCGCGACGTGGTCATGCCGGGCATCGGGCTTTACCGCATTCAGGCAGACCGTTCAGGCGATTATGCCGGGGCCCGTGAGCCTGAGTTCGGTCCAGACGTAACTCAGACGCTTACTGGTGTTGAGGTTACCTTCCCTCAGTGGTGCAAGTACACCGTCTACAAACGCATGCCCAGCGGCGAGATCGTCGAGTTCAGCGCCAAAGAATACTGGATTGAAAACTACGCCACCGGAGGCCGAGACACCACGGCGCCGAACGCGATGTGGAAAAAGCGCCCATACGGCCAGCTGGCGAAATGCGCAGAAGCCCAGGCTTTGCGTAAGGCATGGCCTGAGATTGGACAGCAGCCTACCGCCGAAGAAATGGAAGGCAAATCACTGGACGTTGATATCCGTGACGTCACGCCCCGCAGCACCACAGAAGCACTTCCACCAGCAGCAAGCGAAGAAACGCTTCAGGCGATCACCGATCTCTTAACATCGCTGAATAAAGACTGGGAGCAAGACTTCCTCCCAGTGTGCAGCGACATCTTCAAACGGCCAATTCTTGAGGCGTCAGACCTCACTGAAGAAGAGGCACAGAAAGGATTCAACTTCCTTCAGAAAAAAGCTAAGGCGGCAGCATGACACCCGAAATTATCCTGGCCCGGACCGGTATTGACGTTACCACTATCCAACAGGGTGATGAGGCGTGGCACCGGCTGCGCCTCGGCGTCATCACCGCCTCAGAAGTACACAACGTCATCGCCAAGCCAAGATCGGGAAAGAAATGGACAGACATGAAGATGTCCTACTTCCACACCCTACTCGCCGAGGTATGCACCGGCGTAGCGCCAGAGGTTAACGCCAAGGCGCTGGCTTGGGGGAAGCAGTATGAGGAAGACGCCCGCACTCTCTTCGAGTTCACCACCGACGTGAAAGTCACGGAGTCTCCGATCCTGTTCCGTGACGAGAGCATGCGCACCGCGTGCTCCCCTGACGGCCTTTGCAGTAACGATTTCGGCCTCGAATTGAAATGCCCGTTCACCTCCCGCGACTTCATGAAATTCCGCCTTGGCGGTTTCGAAGCCATCAAGTCTGCGTACATGGCCCAGGTGCAGTACAGCATGTGGGTGACCGGAAAAGACGCCTGGTTTTTTGCCAACTATGACCCCCGCATGAAACGCGAAGGCATTCATCATGTCGTCGTTGAGCGGGATCCGCAGTACATGTCCGATTTCAATGAAATGGTGCCGGAGTTCATCGAGAAGATGGACGAGGCGCTGGCGGAGATCGGCTTCACGTTCGGGGAGCAGTGGAAATGAAACGCACACCATTTTACCGCAGGCCCGGGCGAACCGGGCAATTCTCCGGCCTCCGTGAGCGCGTTATCTGGATGATTCAGACGCGCGGCCGCCCGGTCACCGGTAGCGAAATCGCTGAGAAGTTTGGCGTAACGCTCATCGAGTTTAACCGGGTCGCCAACGGCATTACACGCGGCACCGGACAGATAGCGCAGATAGTTGAGTCTGAGAAATGGCTAAATGAGGACGGCATATGCGACCGCACTTTCGACCTCGTCACGAAGCCGAAGGTTGTAACGCCACAGGGTAAATCGCGCCTGTTCACCCGGCGCGCCATTGAGCAATCGCAGGAAGGCCGACGGCAGGAGTGCATTGAACGCGCCGCCCGCCGTAGCCGCCTGATTGCTCAAGGCCTCTACATCGACGAAATGGAGTCCATCCTATGACTCACGCTCACGACGACATCAGGGTTGGCACAGTGTGCCTTCCCTTCATTGGTAACGGCTGGCTAATGCCATGGGGTGAAGTGGTCTGCAATCCATTAAAGGCGCAGCGGCTCGCTGAGGAATATCGGGAAAGGCAGGAGGCGGCATGACAACGAAATACTCACTTCTGTATGTCGATCCTCCCTGGTCTTACGGCAACACCATCAGCAACGGCGCAGCCGCCGATCACTACTCCACCATGAAGCTGATTGACATCAAGCGCCTGCCGGTGTGGGAACTTGCCGCCGAAAACGCGGTGCTGGCGATGTGGTACACCGGCACGCATAACCAGGAGGCTATCGAACTGGCCGAGGCCTGGGGCTTTACCGTTCGCACTATGAAGGGTTTTACCTGGGTGAAGCTGAATCAGAACTCGGAACTGCGCATCAACAAGGCGCTGGCCGAGGGTGAAATCACCGACTTTTACGACTTCCTCGATCTGCTAAACGCCGAGACGCGCATGAACGGCGGCAATCACACCCGGGCCAACACCGAAGACCTGTTGATTGCCACCCGCGGCGCCGGGCTGGAACGACAGCATGCCGGGATTAAGCAGGTGGCACGCTGCGGTAATGCTGTTCCGCCGCCGTTCGCTGAAGCTCTGGTAAGGGCAAATTTACCAGAAATGTGCGTAACAAGAGGATCGGAGGCAGCATGAAATCGTTCATCACCAGGTCGCTATCGCGGCCTTTTTTATTGCTGGCGTTCACCTTCAACCGTATTAAGCGACAGTTTCGGGAGCATTGACCATGGCCGATATCATCGATACCGCAGCAGAGATTGAAGAGCTTCAGCGTAACGCTGCCCTTTCCGCTCACCGCATCGACCGTAATGCCGTATCAGCTGAGCGTTGCGCGGAATGCGGCGAACCAATTCCCGAGCCGCGTCGCGTTGCCGTTCCCGGCTGCCAGACGTGCGCGGAGTGCCAGAGTGTTATCGAGCTGAGGAATAAGCAGAGGGGGATCCAATGAAAGAGCGAGGAATGATTTTTAATGGCGAGATGGTGCGCGCCATTCTTGACGGCAGGAAGACGCAGACGCGGCGGATCATGAAGGTGCAGCCGGAGCCATCGAAATCACGACCGGGGGATTTTTGGTTTTCATCGAAAAAATTGGAAAGCATGGTGCACGTTTCTGACCTCGTGCCGGGTAACTCACCTATAGCCGACTGCCATCTTTTCTTTCAGGAGCACTGTTGCCCGTTTGGTACCGTCGGCGATCGCATCTGGGTGCGCGAAACGTTCTGCGCGGTTCCTGATCATGAAGAGCCTGCTGGTTGTTCGGCTCTGCTTTATGCGGCAGACGGCAACGGCCCTTATGGTAAATGGACGCCTTCGATTCACATGCCGCGCTGGGCTAGCCGCCTAACGCTGGAGATTACCGGCGTGCGGGTTGAGCGCTTAGCCAGTATCAGCGATGACGACGCGGGAAAAGAGGGTTATCTGGCAAATTCTTCGCCTTACGGCGGGACCATGGATAAATGGCTGTGGTTTCGCGGGTTATGGGACAGCATCTATCCGGATCAAAGCTTCAAGCACAACCCTTGGGTCTGGGTAATAGAATTTAAGCTGGTGCCCAATGTTCAGGATAATCCAGCCTAATACCTGGTACGTCGATCCCCACTGCGCGCCATGCAAAATCCTCCGCGCTACCCATGAAGTCATCCACTACATCCGCAACGGTCGCACCTGCATCGCCAGCATGGGCCGCTTTCAGCATGAATTCGAGCCGCTGACCAAAGCACAGGCCGAGCGGATCGCCGAAGAAATTGAAACAGCAGCGCACATCGAAAAATTAAGGAGCATGAGACGTGATCGGAATACTCAAGCCGGTACCGGAATCTCAGTGGCCGGTACGATGCCACGACCCCAAGCGGAGCAACGTGTGGGCTAACTCTTACTTTCTTGTTCAGGAGTTTCAGGAAGACAACGGCGTCATCCGCCTAACGGTGAACACCACCAGCAATGGGAGTTCTGGCCGGTGGAAGGATGGCATCAGCTGGGATGCGTTGCAGGAGATAAAGTCAGCCGTTGGTTATGGGGATCGGGATGCCGTGGAGATTTACCCGCGGAATTCTGACGTGGTGAACGTGGCAAACATGCGCCACCTGTGGATTACGCCGGAGCCGATTAGCTTCGCCTGGCGTAAGGAGAGATTATGAAGAGTAACGCGGCAGCGCGCCGTCTGCTTGGCATGAACCACTGGCGCAGCAATACGCAGCAAATGCAGTACGTTTCGTGGCATGTAGCAGCAAGAACAGGAAAACCAGCCCCTGGGTGGATTGCTGTGCGAACACGAAGTTATGACTTCTCCAATTTCGATGAATAACGCAACTGATAGCCAGTTATGAGCTGGCTATTGGGTGCGAAAGCACTGCTCCGTTATCCCTTTTGCCCGGCCCCGCGCCGGGCTTCTTTTTGCCTGGAGAACACAGATGAATGACAGCATCCTGGTTACAAGCGAAATCCTTGCCCGTTACAAAATTTCCCGCAGCACGCTCTATTTCTGGAGCACACCGAAACGCATGCCATCATGCTTTTCATGCCCTTTCCCGAAACCAACTATACCAGGGAACCCTAAGCGGTGGCGTGAATCGGAGATTAAGTCATGGGAAGATAAGGTCAACTTCACTAAAGGGGATATCCAATAATCTCCTGCAGGTGCTTCTGCCAGATATCCAGCCATTCATGCTGATCGTCCATATAGTCATGAAGGTTGTATCTGGCCATAACCCCTCCCATCTGATGTCCGAGCAGCTTTTCTATAACGTGTGGCGGAGCGCCTAGCTCGGACAGGCGCGTGGCCACCGTTCGCCTCAAGTCATGCAATGACCACTCCTTCATCCCGTTCCGGCGTACAACCTGCATAGCGTATGTCGAGACTAAGGTCTGGCCCGGCGGCACATCCTCTTTATCTCGGAATTGGGCAGGTGTAAGAACGTGTTTAGTTATTGATCCGCGCTGGTGCTCCTGCAGAAGTCGGATCGCCGTATCTGGCAGCGCACGACGGATAGTTTTTCCGGTCTTATAATCCTCTGCTGGCACTGTCCAGGTCCTTTCTTTGAAATCGAACCAGTCCCATCGAGATTTTCTAATTTCTGCAGCACGACAGCCTGTCAGGATCATGAACCTGATAACCAGTTGTTGTGAGGGTGGAAGAGAGAAAAGAGTATCCCATACCTGCTTTAGCTCACTGTCTGATAGCTTCCTTTCCTTCATTTTGGCAGCGATCCCAACATCTGACCGCCGCAGCGATTCAAGAGGGTTGTTTTTGATAACCCCCCTGTTGTGACAGAACCGGAAAGCACGCTTGGTCAGGGACAGCATCTCGCCTGATATAACACTTCTTCCCATCGCATCAAAAACTTCAAGCCAGTTGGCCTTCACTGTCTGGTCGACGATAGCTTTTCCGATACGGGGGCTGATGTGCTTCCTGAAACTCTTGCCATTAGCATCAATTTTGATGAGCCCCTCCGGGATGCAGTAATGCTTCACCCAATATTCATAAGCTTCATCAACTGTCAGCGCTTCTATTCTTTCAGCTTTCTCTACCAACACTTTCTGCCGAGGATCATACCCCTCACTCAACCACGCCCTGAACTGCTGCCTTCTGTCTCGTGCTTGCGACAAAGAAATGGTTGGATATTCTCCGATGCTTAACTGGACAGGCTTTCCCTGCCAGCGATACCGATAGAAGAATGTGATCGAACCGGTTATGCTTAGACGCACGTTAAGGCCGTTTGAGTCGGAGATAACCTCAACCTTCTCTCTGCGCTTTCCCAGCGACTTTCGTAACTTAGTATCTGTGAGCATCGTGTACACTCCCTGGTGATGTACGCAGAAGTGTACACAAATCATTTAAATTGCATCCATTCAAATTAAAACACGTTAAATCACTATAAACAGGAAAGTCAGGCGGGGCGCAGCTTAGCTGGCTTTAGATTAAATCATAATAAAGCGTACTTAATTGAATGCAGACAAGAAAGTATTCCTCAGGACGACAAGCACTGATTAATGACTGACCAGAACGTCTATGACAGGCGTTCTGGTCTATTCTCTCCGCTGTGAAATCATAGTAGCATCCCGCCTGAAGTCTTCCGTTACGAGTTAAAACAATGAC